GTCGTAGCCGGATTTCCAGAGGGTTGACTATGTGTCCACTGATACACTGAATCACCACAAATATGGATAGAATTAATTACATCATCCATCAACACTTCCCGGATCAAATCATTGCCATCATCATAAAATTCATTTGCCATTTTAGCAAAATATTTCATAATACAGACATTTAATGATCCGTCAAATGTTGAGAAATCACCTGCAATCACTTTCTTTCCTTTTAACTGCAATTTTCGCACCGTTTTAGCCCAATCCTGCGAGTATACATTAGTTCCAATACTAACCTCATTTTGAATTCGATTCTCCATGAGATGAGCTATGAAACCAAGAAAATACATACGAAAGACTATTGAAAAATCCATTGGTCCATTCGAAAACACTCGTGTTTTAAGTGCCTCAACTTTCTCAATAGGTCTTCTTTCATCCTTCAACGTATCAACCCACAAAACTGGTAACCGAATTCCTTTACTTGCTAATTGAATGCGCTTCTCACAAAAAGATTTAATCTCTTCATTAATAACGTATTCATCAGCTCCAAACCAACACTGTTTTCCTTTTGTTCCTTTTTCACGCATCATAATCCATGGATAACCAGGACTACTACTACGATTCAAAGGGCCAGTATACTCAGAAATGTCACTTCCCATAATTCCTTCTTCAAACGTCAAAACACGTCTGAGTTCAGGTCTCATATTCTGCAACCATTTCTGTTTTGTATAAGAAAAAGCTCGTTCTAACAAATTTTCGTCTATATAAGGAGTATCCATCGCACATTTCATAAGATTCTTATGTTTCATGTTAATGAACTGTCCATTCAAGACTCGATTTGTCAAATAAGCTGGTTTGGTACGTATTTGGGATATTTTACCATAAACTAAACTAGGTCGCAATTCTGTTTTTCCCGGTTCAAAGAGAGGCTGCGCAATTCTACCAACAGGTAGAAATTTCGCAGCTGGTAAGTCACAACAGTCTTTAAGAAAATCACAAGTAATTTCCTCTCCAACCGGTAAACTCACATCTCCTTTAGTAAGATCAACAACAGAATCTAAATCTAAACTTATTTGTAAATT